TGCGCTCGTTCCACGCTATAAACATCACCCCCGCGCCGTACTGTAGGCCCTTGTGCCGTAGACAGGTCTCCGTCAGTTGACGGTCGGCTTCCCCGCAGTGCCACAGCCAATCCGTTTCCTGGTTGCGGCTGAGCGCCATCGCCATGTCCCACCCATCGTTGAGGATATCGAACCCAGCGTTCAAATGGCCGGTCACCCTGGTATCAGCATCAATAAAGAGCGTAGGGTCGTACGGTGATAGGCTATCCAGGCTGAGTTTTGCCCACCTGTTGCGCTCCACCGGGAGGTCGTATCGTATCCACGGTATCCGCCCCAGCGGCTCTGCGCCGATCACGCTCACCGGCAGCCCCTCGTTGTGCTCCTGCATCGAGGCGATTGATAATCCCGCCTCCCTCCGCGCCGCCTCGCCGTAGGCCACATATACCACCCCCCTCACCTCTTGATCCACTGCACCGGCAACGCGCAGATCAGCGGCTTGACGATGTATAGCGCCCTCAGAAACGCCAGGTCAGTCTCGGCGCTACCGACCAACTCCCGTTCCCACACCCGCAAGAACTCCTGGGTCTCCTTCGATCTCCTGACGAACACCGTATCCGCGTTGTACGTTGGCACGCGCAGATCGCGTATAACGTCCTGCGTCCTGCGTTGTTCCTCTGGCGTCCCACGTGTACAGGCCATCGCCTCGTAATCGTACAGCGGCGCGGCAATCTCCCACTGCTCCACCAGGTAGAACCCGATAGGGATAAAGTTCTCCCTGATGCACCGGCCACTCCTCAGTAGCAGGGTTTGAGGATACGGGAGGGCCAGGCCGCCCCCCGTCAACGGGAGTTTCCCCGCCAACTTGGGAGCGTCCTCCCCCCCGTACACCCGTATGCCACAATCGCCTACCAACGGCCCCATGTCGCCGTCGGGGAGTGTTGCATCCCCGTTGGCCAACCACTGGAGCGCATCGTACTTACCGACCTCCACCCAGTCGCCCTGTTGGTAGGTTCGGCGCTGTCCCCCGATGCTCACGGTCTTGAGCGTTGATAGGCGTACCCACATGGTTAACCTACAATCTCTGCCAGGTTGGTCGTCGCCACAGGGCGATAACGCGGTTCCAGACCCCAGACCTCGATGGCCATCAGCGACGCGGCAGTGCCCACGGTATAGCCCAGGGAGATCCAGTCGAAGCCGCCGTCCACGTCCAGTTCCTCAGTGCGCAGCTCGATGAGCACCGTAGACCCAGAGTCTCCACTGGCTTGGGTCAACTGGGTGATCAGCTTGCCCGCGACGTGCTTGGGCGCGCCCCCGCCCGCTGCGGCATAGTCCTGGTGCAGTTGGGCGTCGATGGTCGACCCGCCCGCCATCACCCCCACCGCGATCTTGACAATCGCCCGGTGGAAGCCCTCCAGGTGCACGTAGGTCGTGAACACCTCCGCGCCCGAGGCCACAGATACGGGAGCCAGCCGGTACAGCAGCTCAGCCCCCTCGGAAAAACGTTCGGTATAGGACATGTTTCCTCCTAGAACGGGGCGTCACCGTTGGCAACGCCCCTGGTTATTACGTGGTCTTAGCGCTTAATACCACAAAAGGAGAAACTTGAGTCGAACCGTCTTGTAAAGTGATAGGCGCGCTCAGCCACGGCTGCCCATCCACCCGGTGCACGGCGCGCCACGAGGTCTCATCGTACTGGAACCGCTCGTGGCTGGAGGTGTCGATGGTCACCATCTGCCGGTTGCCCAGCAGGTACATCGACCAGTCGGCCAGTAGCACGCTACCGGCAGTACCAGGCGCAGGCAGCTTCTCAGTGCGGATGAACGGATAACCCAGGATGGTAGCCGCAGGGCCAGCCACCGCGCCACCCCAGAGATAGGAAGGAGTGCCGGCAGGGCCGTTCATCAACATCAAGTCGCTCAGGTGGCGGATGTGCAGCGACCACAACACACTGCGCTCGTTCACCGGCATGAACGCCTCAAGCATGTTCACGAGGTCGATGAAGAACGTCGCTGGCGCAGGTGGGTTGGCCTGCGCGGGAACCGCGATAGTCGCCGGTGCAGGGATCACCCCCAACGGCTGGCCAGCGCCCGTGCCCTGGTAGAAGGCGTACTCCTCATACCAGTTGATCGCCCCAGGGAAGCCCATCTGCCCGCGAAGGAAGCTATCCAGAGACTGCGGCGCATCCTCCACCAGTTCGTTGCGCGTGCGCGTGTAGCAGCACAGTTCGTGCGCCACCAACTCGATCTGTCTCCAGGTCGGGTCAGATTGCGGCTTCGCTGTATTCGGTTGCTGCTCCGTCCACTGCGCGATCATCCCCCCAAACCAGTGCGGCTGGCAGGCGGTCGTGCCGGATTGGTCCAGCACGGGGATCTTGACCGAGCGTGCGGTCATGGCAATCGGCGTACACCTGGCGCGGATAGGCGCTTTCTCAGCGTCAACGAACAGCACCTGGCTGATGAACTGCTCCGGCACCAGGAACCCGCCCGTGGCCCCTGTGGCCTCAGACATGGTCGTCTTTTGCGCCCAACCCGTGCTGTCCTTGTGCTCAGCGTGTTCCCCGCCCACCCACTGTAGCGCCGGATGGAGCGGGCCACGGTACTTCACATTACCCGCCCGTCCCACGGCTTGCCAGAACTCGGCAAAGTCCTTGAACTGCGGCGGCCCCACGTTGCCTTCCTTCGCAGCCCCAGCCATCGAAACCGCTTGCCCCATGAGTTGCTTGAGTTCCACTTCCCGCGCCTCGCGGGCCATGAAACCCTTGCCAGCCTCAATCAGCTTGTCGGCCTTGGTGTGATCCTCGCCAGACACAGTAGCCTGGCCCAGGATCCCCTTGGCCTCCTCGAATACCCTCAGTGCTTCAGCCTTGTAGTCCATTGCGTGCCTCCATAATCATCATGTCAAGTTCGGATTGCTTTATCTCCAGCATCTTGGCCGTGGAGGTGGGTGGAGGCGGCAGGGTACTGCCGACCGGCCCGGCCTCTGCCTCTGCGTTGGATTCGTCGTTGATTCCTGCGTCGTCCTCAAGCTCTTTCAGCAACACGCGGATCTTGCTCAGCCGCTCAGCGTTGCGTTTGGCCAGCACTCTGCCGACCTTAGTCTCTGTGGGCGTAGTGGTCTTCCCTTCGCTCACATAGAGCGCTTCGACCTGCTGCCTGGCCGCCTCCTCTGTGGGATGGCAACCCAGGGTATCCCCAGTGGCCGCGCCGTCTGCGTCCAGCATGAACACGCAGTACTCCTCACCGCGCGGGAAGACGTTCCAGGGCTTGCCTTCGCTGGGGCCAGTGGCCTTGAGAGACGTCACCTGCGCCAGTGCGTTGGCGGGGAAAGAGACCAGGCTCACCTCGTGCAACTTGATCTCTCGCAGGTTGCGGATGTTCTTGGCATCCTGCTGGCTGTAGTCGAATATCACCGGGTCATAGCCGATGCTCATCTCCCCGATGGCCCCATCCTTCAACAGCGCCAGCGCATCGCGCCCGCGCGCGGTGTCCGAGATCACCGCCTTGATGAACAGCCCACGAGGGTCTTCCCTCAACGCCATCACCCGTCCCAGTGGCTCGCCCTGCTGGTGCTGCCAGAGAAGCTTGACCTGGCTACCCCGCTCGGTGATCGTCTTGGCGAACGCCCCCGGATGGATGATGTCGCCTACCGCATCCACGTTGCCAAACGCCGCGGCATAGCCCTCGACCGTGCGCCCCTCGCCGTCAACGGAGGCGATCTCAAAAGGGAATTGTTTCTGCTCTCTCATTTCGTCTCCCTCGGCCCCACGGTACGAGGCCGCTCCAGTACCACCGTCACGTAAGCCCCTATCGGTGACACGTTGATCACCCGCCAGCCCTCGGCGGCCAACGCGTTGATCGCCGTCTCCATCGCTATCAGCGAGAGTTGAAGAACTTTGTACTCCATCAGTCGCCGCCCATCACCGGTAGCAGCGTGCACCGGCAATTAATTGTGTTGCCCGGAGACCCCGACGGGTCCCCAGGGTACATCAGCGCTTCCCCCGACACATCGAATGGCGTGTCCATGTCCACCACTTGCCCATCCGCCTCAACATGGTCAAACTCGTCGCCGTTCTCGTAGGAACGCGTCCTATCATCCTTGGTGCTCAGCCACTCCTGCTTGGTGACACCCCACTCGCGGTACAGCTCGCTGCTCCCGGCGTTGGAAGCCCTCATGGTCTCCGTCCTGGCAATCATCTCCGTGCGGTACGCCGGCAGCCTATCCTCATACCATTGCATGTCCTCAGGCGGAACGTCGCCCTTCATGTACTGTTGGAAGAGCGTCCCCATGTGTTTCTGCATCGTCGGAACGCTCCATCCGTCGCGCATTGCCAGCGCGATCAGTTGGTGCACACCGTCCGAGGTGGTCTGGTTAATCGGCTGTGCAAACG